GAATGACAGGTAATTACCTGGATCTGGTTTGCCGAATCGGGCTACAAGCGTGTTTTCAGAGTCAATAGTGGTGATTTCGTTCACCGGACCCCAACGGAAATCTCCGGCGAAACCGCCGATTGTGGTTGAAACTTGGGCCACAACCCCTGTTCTATCAATTTCTGTGATGTTTACCCCAGGACTTATTTGGAATGCCATGTGCGTTCTCCTTCTTGGCAAAATCTAATAATCGGACTTTGGTTCTGCTTGTATGTATATTTTATGGTGTTTGACCGCTTTACCGTATCGGAGTCCATCCGCCCTGAATATTTTCGGAGTCGTTGTCTGTTAGACCATCATCAAGAAATCCAAAAAACATCTCCTCCTCTAGTTGCCGCATCTGTCCCGCATACATCTCAAACGAAATATTGCCTCCAGTAATATCCTTAAAGTATAGTTGGGTAGTTAGCCAGGCAAAAAGGACAAGAGTCATAACCAGATCGTCGTTGTGGCCCACTTCGGCTTCAAAAGAATTCTTTTTAGCGACAAAAGAGAATAATTCTTTGACCAGATCGAAGTCTTCTATCATTAGTCGGTCTTGCTCTATAAGACCTTTGAGTGTGGTACATCCCACCCGTTTCACCACTTCGGTGGTTTTTACACCCCGTTGTTGGTTTTGGGCGTTAAATCCTCCGTCCAAAACTTGTCCCTTTCTGCCTTTTATGGAAGTAGACATCAGCCCCTCATACTCAAATTCTTCATGGATGATGTCAGAAACCTGTCCACCAATATCATTTAGTTCTATAAGGACGAGGGCTTCATTAAACTGTCGTGCCGCTGATATTATGGCTGTGGGATAAATGGCTGGAGGAATGGTGTTGTTTCGAAAAGTAGCCACAACTCGATACGGTGGGGTGGTCATGTCTATAACCACAAACGCATGGTAATCGTTTCCTGTGCCTCTAGCGGTGTCTGCTATCAGAATGTAATTATGCCCTTTTTGGGGCTTTTCGTACACCTTGAATCCGTCTTCAGTTTTGTGGATGGGGTTTACAAAGGTCAGGGTCTGTAGTTTCTTTGCTGAAATTAGCGTATGGACAGACCCCACGAAATCGCACTCAAACTCCGTGCGAAACTGCTCTTCCGAAGTATTCTTGATGGTCTGCTCTTTCCATGCCTCGTCACGACCTGGCACTTCATCCCAAAAGACTTCTACGGGGACATACTCATTTCTTTTATTTACGGCATCTGTCCACAACTTGTAGTACATGTTCATGCCCTTGGGGGTAGACACGATTATGACTTTGGTGTTCTTCCCTGAAGAAATTGTGGGGTATACCGACGAAAAGAACTCATCCGCAATGTTGAAAGGCACATAGGCAAACTCGTCCAAGAGTATGAGATTGAAAGAATTACCACGAACAGCAGATGAAGAAGTGGCCGAAGCCAGAATCTTGGAACCGTTTTCAAGTTCTATGGACCCTTTGTTCCAACTGATTACGCCTTGTTGTATCCATTTGGGCAGGTACTCGTAGGCCAATTTTAGACGGTGTAAGAGTTCACGGGCTGTGGCAAGTTTATTCGCAAGAATCGCCACATTCTGGTTGGGGTTGAACAGAACTGTATGGAGAATATAGGATATGACCGTGGTACTTTTTCCGCTCTGCCGTGGAAACTTGGAAATCACGAATCGGTTCGCATGAATAGTCTGAACAAACCGTTCCTGAAAATCATACAGGTCAAAAGGAATCAATCCCTCGTTAAGATTTACAATTCGTACATATTTTTTTATGAAATAGACAGGATCTTCGGCACACTTCATGTATTCCGAGACTTGTTCTTCGGTAAACTGAACCGGCACATTTGCCGATTTCAGGTTGGGATTGCCTAGATATGCCCCTTTATCCTGTTTGTCCGTCACCTTCAGCCTCCACGATCTGTGTGTCCACTATTTCTTTAGTTTCTTTGGCTTTATTTTTAAGTAGTGCCTGTAGTTCACGGGTACTGCCCACAAAAATGGAATTGTTGGTGATGCTTGTGGCTTTTTTGCTCTCAGACTCACCTTCGATTTCTTTAATTTTCTTGTGGACTTCGAGCAGGTCTTTGTTTACATCTGAAACCGCTTTTATAAGTTGGGCGGCAACCTCGTACGCACGGGGAGAATCGCTTTCTTTGGCTACGGTAAGTACCCCATCAAGGGCGTCTGATCCGCTCATAAGGATCTCACGCAGGTTTTTTCGTACCGTGAGATAGTCCTTTTTTAAATCCAGGTCGTCTATGGGCTTTCCGCCTTCAATTGCCTGTATGTCGGGAGCCACTTTGCGAATGGCTCCACCGTCTTGGGGAGTAAATCCTATATTCAATTTGTCCGATATTCGCTCACCTTGTTCTTCTTCCATTTTCTAATCTCCATCATCCGTTGGGGTCAAATATGTCGTTGTCCGTGGCCGATTCTCCAAATATTCGTATATTTGTTTTGTAATCGTTGGGGTCTGTGGCAAGGGTGAACGGTGGTTCGTCTGGAGAATCGGGATCTAGGGCATCGGCTCGCACAGTTTCCAAACGATAGTCTGTTCCTCGATTGAAAAACTCTGCTATGGCAGTCTTTATAATAGAAGAGTTCTTTACTGGTCCGTACACATATCCACGCAGAGTAAAAACCAAATCCCAAGTCACAACACGGACATTTACCGCATCCCCTTCTCCTTCATATTCCACAGTCTGATTCACGCTATTGAGAGTTATTGGAATGTCTACTTTGGGGGCAAATTCTCCAAGATTCAGGGTAACAACAAATTCTGGAGCAAAATAAGGGATGATTTGTTCCACTATCTGTAACCCATCATCGATTTTTCTGGTCATTATGCTGAGGTTAAATTCTATGTTATATGGAATTTCAGAATAAGTGTATGACAATTTACCAGTCGAAGTAGCATCATACATCACATTTTTGCTCATAGTGTTGCGTTTGCGAGTGGGATCGTAGGTAATATTTGCTATTTCAAAGCACATGCGGGGAAGGAATCCTGCCCATTGCTGTCTGCCTTGATCGTCTCCACTTATCAATATAGAAAAATTTTCTTGTAATATACGGACATAGGTTTCCTTGGGAGCATAGGAAAGAGGAACCCGCACATGGGTTTTTGCCAAAGATCCATCTTCTCCAGGCTTTTCTATTTTTATGTTGTTGAAAAGTGTGCCAAAGGCAACAACATACTTCCTTATAGTGCTGTGGTAAAAGTGGGTAAACATCAGTAATTACCCTCCGAGAATGGATCGACCTCAGAGAAATCAATAATGGTGTGGCCCTCTGTACGCAATTCATCGTTGCTGGCAAACAGGTCTGTGGGGATGTTAGACAAGGTATTGCCCATGTCCGCAGCAATGGAGCCAGACGCACCAGAAATAAGACCGGTGATTGTTTGGCCCACGACTGCCCCCGCCGACCCGCCGTAGTTGCGAATTTGTAGCAGGTCTGGTGTGTTCTTGTCGTAGTTTACTATAGTTCCATAGAAAGAAGAACCGGTCAGAGAACTTCCCACATAAACAGTTTCGTTGTTCTTGAAAGAACCACAAACTTCATCAATGTCGAGATAAACCATAAGTTCACTGTCATGTGTAACCAGATTATCGATTTCGGTAAAGTCTGTGTGTATAATGTCGCTGTCGAATTGATAGCCTTCTGCGGTTATGGTGTAGGTATAGAGCCTGTCTCCTTGATAGAAATGAGAAGAACTGCTGCTGTCCACGAAGGTGATTTCAAAAAATTGTTTCAGGGGCAGTATATGGATCAGATCACCTTCACGGGGCCGGAACAATTCTGGCATGTAATGGGACATGGCCCTTTCAAACTTTCTCTTGGAGACAACGAGTTTTAGTTTTTCTTTCTTTTGAATACCAAACTTGGAGAAAACTTCAGCACCTTCTACTCCATCAAAAGAAGCAATATACATCTCCACATAGGCGGCTCCACCGTCAAACTTGGAGAGCCAGTCTTCACCGAAAAGATTATCCCGTACTATTTTTTCACGGGGAATATAGACGACATCGTAACCGTGAATCTCAATGGCCTCGGTTACAAGGTCTTCCATGAGCCGTGTTTCGGCAAAATCGTGCTTAAAGTACGGGTTCTTCATGTATCATCCTACCATGAAGTCTGCGGGTAGTTCGTATTTGTCTTGTAGTTGCTCTTCAATTTTGTCTATCTGTGCCTGAGCATCATCGTAAATCTTCTGCCCGTCCATTTGAATACCACCGAGCAATTGGATGCCCGAGAACTTAGACAAGTTTTGTCCCCATTGCCGCTTTACCATAGCGGTGTAGTATTCTTTAAGCAGACGATCGTTGAATATTTCAGGATACTGTTCGGCATTAAGAACCACATACGCTTCAATCATCAGATACATTCCAGACTGAATATTTTCTTTCCAACTGGTGTCTATACTCAATTTATTTGTGACACGACTAAAGTTGAATGATTTCTCTGGTTCCAATATCTGCTGAACCATGTTGATATATTGTTGAGCAATATCGTAGTAACCAAGATTGAAATTTCCGTTCCGTAGACCAAAATAGTCTTGGAGGTGCATCTGATAGCGGGCGCTAAACATGTTTGTCACGTTGCTTAGACCGAATCCGAACGGAAACACCCGCCGAACCGTTATGATGTTTTTGCTCAGTTTGTCGGTATCCACATATTTGTTGGCAATATCTTCTGCCGTCAGTTGATACGGAAAAAACATCCTCTCCACACCATCAAAATGGTATTCGGAAAATATCTGTAGAGTGTCGTCTAATCGGTCTTCCAGTTGCTGATCGTCAACATTAATATTGATGACCGGAGCGCCTAAACGCCGAAGACAATAGTCTTTTAGTGATTGCCGAGAATACGGTTGTGCCATCAGAACCCCCTTCTTCTTTTATTATGTATACGGGGGTTCCTCCTGAAGTCAAGCCACAGTTTCAGCAGGCTGTTCTGCTTGTGTGAACAGGAACTGAAGTAGATTATACCCTTGAATGGGCATACGAACTTTTTCCCCGAGGTTTTCGATAGGCATGGGTTCCCACCGGATATCTACTTCTTTTTCCAAGAATTGGGTCAATTCCATCTCGTAGAAGCCTTTTTTGTCGTCGTCCATCTCGTAATCGCCCGTTTCTGTCTGTTTGGCATACAGGCCAAGTAGTTCTTCTTGCTTTCGGGCAATCTCGGCATAGTGTCCATTTACATCGTCTATAAGGTTCCGAACCTTTCCGATTTCCGAAACGGCAAAGAACTGTTTTGCCAAGAGTTCAATGGCTGGATGTGCGTCAAACAGTATCGATAGTTTCACTTTCATGGTTTATTGCTCCTTTTATGCTATATGTATGGTCTTGTCTTGTGGGGACTCACTGAACCTCTGTGAGAAAACCAAAGTCTCCAAGTCGCCGCTTATTCCGTATGCTTCTTCATTGGTCACAGCATCGTCTTGACGAATATTGGTTAGGGCTATGAAGTATTTACTGTTTCCCTCGTTTCCGAGCGGGCTATTCCCATAAGTTATACCGGTGAAAGCAAACTCGTAATCGCTGTTTTCATACGCAAGAACATCTGATGGCAATCGGCCACGGTAGATAAGACTTCCTTGTAGGGCACCACGATAGCCAAAGTTCATGTCCACAAAATCGCCTCCCCCGAGAGTCACAGGATTTACTGGCACATACTCAATCTCTGGAATGCCTATTCTTCCTCCCCATTCCAGCCATTGATTGCCGAAAGCATACGGCTCTCCATTTGGTGTTCCAGACATCCGTATCTTTCCAGAGTTTCGGGCTTCCCAATTCTTGAACTCAGGGACTGCCGTGGCAAGAATGTTCAGGGACAAGAAACCACCACCGAAAGCCCAATTAGGTCCGTATCGATACGGTCGTACTCCTCGAACCCCTTTACTTTTTAGGTATTCTGGGTCTAAGGTGAAGAAATTTTTTAATTGGGTGAAATCTGCGGGATCTCCATTGAATCCAAGGTCTTTCAAGGCTTGGGCGTTTTCTATTGGATTTTGAAACGACACTATTCTTTGATCCACATCAGGATGTCCGTCAAATCCATACAGCCCCGCATCGAGACACATACAATATTCTTCGGTGTTGGTGTTGTTGTAGATAAATTCAACTTCTAGACCAGGTATTTCTGCGGAACTAGCATAACTGCGGATTATATCTTCGGATATAGTATTCCAACTGACTGGTTCTTCACTCCCAACATTCCAATCTACGGGATTTATTGTGTATTCCGAACTTCCAAATGCCAGTAGTGAAATGAGGTTATTCTTGAACCGAACACCCGCCGTTACGGTCCCCAATATATTGGAGAAGGCATAATTAGCCAATGTGCTTTCACGACTCCCAAGAACCACTCCCTCAAGATTTGCTATTTGTGTTCTATACTGTGAAATTTGTGCAGGAGATAGTTGTCCTGTTCGTACAGTACCAACACCCAAGCCATAGCCCAAATCCAAAAGCGTATTACTTTGGCTTACGGTGTCTCTAGCATTAGTCAGACCAGCATAAACCAAAATTCCTCCTATCTGATTCATCATTTCTTGTGGATCGAATGTAAACCCAAGACCCACAAGGGAATCACATGTCCGATACGAACAATCGCAGCCCGTAAATCCATCTCTTTCATAAGCGGAGGGACGATCGGTAGGATTACCGTCTGTGTCTTTCCAGCGGACAAGATTAAAATCCCACGGAGTTACGCATATTCCCGCAGTCTTGCCTCCAATATCACGAAGAACAAAGTTGGAGAAAAACTCTGGTCCGACCCCGGCATACATTCCCACATATTCAGAAGAATATTGCGTAGACCATGTGATTCCAGATTCACTACCGGGCTGATAGGTGATTCCGTCGATGTCTACCGGAGTTCCATTAAAATCTCCTCCTTGATCTCCCATCACTTATCCCTCCCTTGGAACAAAGGTGTCTGTGGCAAATGCCCCACGGGTGCCAGACCAACCGTAAAGGAAAAACTCACCATAGCGTTTGCTGTTGTATCGTGCTATGGTATTATCCGCAATAATAGTGGAATCACCGTCAGCGGCAAAACCAGAACCAGCATTGAATTCTGAGATGGTACTGTTACATTCGTGGTATAGAACATTCAATCCTTGTATTGGGCTGTTGTTTATTCCCACCGCAGTTTCTCTCCAAACCACTTTTTCTCCACCCTCGGGGTCTTCTACCAAGACTCTGAACATGAAAGGCGGAAGAGAAGTCTCTGTCCCATAATATGTGTCTTCTAAAATCGTACCAGCACCAACTCCTCCAGATGCTTTCAGGAACTCTTTACGGTATTGGGAGTAATCTGTAGAATTTTGGCCTGCTGTTATGACAGATTTATTTTTTGCCAAGAATCCGTCTGCGTCATTGCTGCGAGATATGAACTCTAGTGCTTTTATCTGCGATTTATTTTGAGCAAGAACCCCTTCGCCACCATTCCATATAGACCGACCACGATGGCACACAAGAATACTGTTGTTCGAGGCACAGAAGCCCACTCCACCATTAAACTCCGAGAAAGCGTTGTGTGCTTTCATATACGAGTTGAAGTCGCACACGTACCCGTGCCCGTGCGAGCACACGGACACGGAATTGGAACAATCCAAAGAGGAATTGACACCCGTGAAATAATTCGCTAGTCTGGATCCACTTACCACAGTTCGTCTGGCATTTATATGAGACTTGTTTGTACTGATTATACCAATTCCATTAGCAGAGCATATTGCTCCAGGATCTATAACAGAAGTCACGATTGCGGAGTCCCCAAGATCGGCAAGAAGATTTATCAGCGACTGATTTTTTGCGGAAATTCCGTAATTAAATCCAGCCACGGCAATATTGGATGCTGTTACTACAGACTCTTGATCTGAAAGCAATCCATAAGTGGGGGTTTGATTTTGTGTGCTTAATCCAACAAGGCACAGGTCTTTCAGGAATCCCAATTTAGTTTTTCCATCGACACAGATTCCGTCTTTTCCGAATCTTACTACAGTTTTGTAGCATTTCGCACGCAATATTGTGGTCTGTGTGGAGTGTAACAGGTCTAATTCCGTTTCGTTGACTCCACTTACAATTGGAGTGGTTTTATCGTTGATAGAATCATTTGTTGCTCCGACCGCTCCCTTGGAATATCCCAAGGAATACTGATCGAATATGACTCCACCCAAAAGACCAGGCCCAACACCACCAGCAATACTGCCAATAGAATTAACAGTGCCTGTATACCACGCACTTCCCATAGTGCCTATGCGATACAGTGGTCCTGTGTTTCCACTCCATCCTCCATTAGTCACTCCAGCATAAGCATAATTGAAACTGCTTTCGTCTATGATGGACAGGTTTTTAGGAACATTCTTGTCGTTGGAGTAGGCTCCCACAGTTCCGTTCCCAACAGAGTTGAAACTTGTTGACGGGTTGCCCGCATAGATGGGTTTTGTTCCACCAAAAACTTCCCAATATCCGTGGGTCAGTCCATCGGACGACGGTATTCCCTCAGACTCCACTCTTTCCAAAGTTGTAATATCATTCCCGCTGTTTCCCCCGTAGCCTTCATTGTCGGTCAACCAACGCTTTTTAAACCATCCTTGTGGTGTAATATACCCACAGAAGAACGGGCTGTCGTAACCCTTGGCGGTCCACCGTTCCAACTGAAGTCCGTTCAGGGAATCAATTTCATTATACCATCTGGTTATTCGTTTAACTAAAGTAGGCCCATACATCTGTCCATTGATAGGAGGATACAGATTGTAAGACTGTAGCAAAAGAGACAGTTTGTTCTCGTCCGCATACTCACGGGGGTATGAAGTTTTGTCTATCTGACCAGGATTGTTTAGTGGAGAACCGTAGACACCTGTATCGAATGGACCGTAGCCGTATCCAGGGTGATTCTTCTCATCCCAAACAGGAACCCCTTCGATATTTTTGGCTCCAGACAGCAAAAAGTCCCTGATCTTTTTTGCGGCAACGAGGAGTTCTTTCACGGTAATTGTGGGGTCTGTGGACTTGCCGAAGTAGAAAGGCAAATCAGCATCCAATCGCAGATCGTTTATCATTTTCTTGTAGAAATAAGTGGCTATTTTATTTGCCACAAGAACACGATAGTGCCGTGTAAGTGTGGGGTCGTTCCACAACAATGTGGCATCCTTTGCGAAACCCTTTCGTCCTGGTCTGTCGTCATAAATCTTTCCGTCAAGAGGAGACAGGCTTAGGCCATATCCACGAACCATGATGTCCACGATTTCTATCATCTGAACACCACCAGAGTAATAAAACTGTTCATACTCTTTAGAGAGCAAATCGTCCGGTCGGGACAGCATTTCCGCTCCGTAGAATATCGGGGGTATTGGAATGGACAGTTTGCTGTCTTCAGGAGAGTATCCTGGCAAGGTTCCGTATCGGAGTATTTGCTCGCTATTTTTGGTTCCAATACCGCTATAGAACGGAACTTCGTTCAACCTTTTATAGGTGTGGTTGTTGTTTTTCACATGAAGAGTCACAACACCAATTTCCAAACCCTGCGGTGCGAACAGTTCTGTTGGTAATGCTGTCTTCACGGTCGGACCAACATCCACAACTTCGTGAACCCCCAAAATCATGTCTCCCCTAATTACTTCCGCATAGCAATTATTGGGATTAATCATTCTTAAGTAAGAAGTGAATGTATTTGACCGCACCCAGAAGTAGGACGGATCTTTCTTTTTGGCGTTTATATGGTCATATATTCCGATGTAATCGCCAATGTTGATTTTGTCTTGATTCGTCACTAGAACTTGGCAATAGTAGCCGTCACGGTCTTGGGCTTTGTCAAAATAACTGATGCCAACAACTTCATGGTCTGTAGGCTTCACTCCCTTGATTTTTATGCGCTTGGCCGATTCAAAATCTATCTTGACCTTTTCTTCTTCAAAATACTTTTTTGGCTTATATCCTGTTCTGTCTGTCCGCACCGCACCAAGTTGTATGGTGACAAAATTATCTTTACCTATAATCTTGTTCCGAACCACATCAACGGCTTTTCCGAGCGTGCGAAAGGGAGCATCTGCGGCTCCGCTGTTTTCTTCATCGCTGCCATCTATGCCAACATGTAGAGTGATGCTTTCGTTGATATACGGAACATCATCAGGATCATCTAGAAACTGGAGATTCTTGGACATGGTTTACTCCGTCAATAGGTTGGATAGCCAGTTCCTGCCTCAGCATCATTCACTCCCATTGTTTGTTGTGGAGTAGACGAAGTGTTTGAAACCAAAACTGATGCGGCTGTGATGCCGATGGAACTAGTCAAGGCTCCTGTTTCTGGATCAACCTTGCCAAGATTCAACTGATACGGTTCCGTGTTTATGTATCCTAGTTGTGGAACAGGATCATACAATTCCGCTGCTGCCAAGAAGTCTTCGGACGAATACCGAATATTACGAAGGGTGCTTCGTGTGCCAGTCCCTTGATTGGCTAGAGCACCGCCTTCAAGAAGTGTTTGGTCTGTGATGACCAGTTCACTTCCGTTCTTGTTTCCTGCGTAGCCCACAAGAGTGCCTGGTTTAATATTTAGATCTGTTCCCTTATATACAGGCTGTATCCGCACGCCCGAGCGGGGGTCGTAGTAACCAAAGTTGGCAATTCTTCCTGCGAGGGCAATCTTGGAAGAATCACGGATTTCCACATCGTAATTGGGAAGAACAAGGGTTAGGGGTCTTTGTGGAGTATTAAAGGCGGCGGTATTAGTACTGGTTATACAGATCGTATTCTGAAGAACGGTATTTGTGTCTGCGGTACAAGCCAAAATTTCATTTGCCACAATGAAAGACTCGTCCACGGTTCCTGTGGAGCCTTCAAGTATTTGTGTAATATTTGCCGTAGGATCGCATATGGAATATCCACTAGGGACAGAACTGCTCGCCATTCCGGGATCTGCTCCATTGTCGAAACCTTGACCTATGAGCAAACACCCTGGGAAATAACCCTTACAAGCAAGTATTCGACCAAGAGTAACTCCATCTGCCCCCCCATATAAAGTTGTAAGTTTTCCAACTAGTGCCGCATATCGCTTTTTCGAAACTGGTACTTGAGCCGTCAGTCCTGTGGAATCAGCATAAGGAATACAGAGCGATCCTGATGTTGGAGTTTTATCATTCAATGGATCATTCATATTAACTGAATTAGGAGGATCAGGAAGAGAGGAATAAACAGCATCATCACAATACGCATAAGCAGCATCGCACCGGCTTCCCGCCGAAGAGCCTGAACCGCTCGCACCGTAGCAATATCCCACGGTCGGGGAATACACGCAGGCCACATCACGCAACTTGCCCCACTCGCCACCGAGCCGTGAATTGTCATAAGCCTCGAAGAATGAAGCATTGATGAATGAATCTGTGGAGGCAGCAAGACCCGATATTCCATTGAATCGGGATTGGGATATATTGGTGGGATTTTCAAAGTTGTAGTACGGTGTTCTATAGTCATATCCGAATTTAATATCCCACTCTATGGGTTCTTTGGAAGAATCACCGCAGATTATTGTGGACATGTCATTTGCCACAATACCGTCTTTGATATTGGAAGAGGCAATGACATCAAATGATCGTATTTCTCCCGAAGAAAACGCATGTATTCCATTTCCGTAATTGTAGCAAGCCCGTCCACTGTTTATGGTCAGAAGACTTCCATTAGAAGAGAAGAACCCGTCTGAGCCGTTGAAGCAAGAGAAAGCGGAATCGGCATTAATGAAACTCTTCCCTACGGCGACGATTCCGTATTTCTTGGATGAAAGGGAAACAACGGCATACGCATTAATATACGAGTTTTCGGCGGAGTAGTAATTCGCAAACCGATTCCCCGCCGCCACAGTTCGGGAGGCATTAATATTGGAATGGTTTCGGCTTTCAAAGCCTGTGTAGTTACAGCAAGAGAAAGCACCCATTTCACGGAATACTTCAGGATCTGAGAACTTGTCTGCCAATACTGTAACTGTAGATCTATTATTAGCAAAAACTCCTGCTCCACCAGTAAACCCTACCACGGCAATTTGGCGAAGGTTTACAGAAGAACTGTTGTCCACCCGAATGCCGTGTCCCTTACCTGTCTTGGAAAGGAGGAGTATGTTTTTCAGTTCTGGTGGTTTGGTATCATTGGCGATCACGAATCCATCGCTCTCACATTCAATAATTGTTTTATAGCCCTTCGCACGGTAGTCATTGGAATCACGATAGTTTTGAATAGGATTAGACAAGCACGCTCCTGCGATTGCCAATCTGTCATAGGTTTCCCAATCAGTACCGACAACATTTCCTTGTTTGTCTGTTGGAGTGAACCCAAAGTCGTTTCTACCTATTCCGCTCGTTCCTCCTGTGGCAATTTCGGCCAAGAATCTTGTTCCTGCTATAGAACCACTGACACCATAAGAATAATCTGCGGAGGAACGATATCCCGGCAGAGTGATCTCTTCCCCTGTAGCACCAGAAGTCATGCCGCTGAAAAACAGTGGATCATTTAGAACTGCGCTAGAACCGTAGCCTTGTTCGTATCTGCCAACTATTCCTTGTGGAGAAAGGAAGGCACGACGGGCAAAGGTTATCCCGTAAGACCGTAGTCCGATTTCGTAAGTGGGATTTGGGTTCTTAATATGAACCGTGACAAAATCCACTTTGTTTGCGGGATTTGCGGTGCTGCCTGCTACACCTCCAGATCTACCGGCAAAATCAATTTTGTCCACAATTTTGTGAACACCCTGTATCAATGCTGCCCTTAACTTTTCTGCCGTAACTGGATATGGTGTGGCAAATTCACGACCGTTTACAGTATCTGTAAATTTGAAATATGAAGGATTAAGATACTTCTGATGCCTATTATCATATACCGCAAGATATTCTCCAATTTTTAGGCTACTTCCGTTGCTGATTATCAGTTGGGCATAATATCCTTCGGCTGCGGCTGTAGCGGCATTGGCAAAGGATGATCCTGTAATCAATCCACGATTGACGGCATCATAGTAAGAAACCCCAAGTACCGAGTGATCGCTTGGAGGAATTCCTTGAATGACTAATCTGTCTGATACGGGGTGATCTATAAAAACAGGATTATCGAATTTGTGATAGGTGGGAGATACAGTGGCATCAGAAGTAGAACCACTTATTCCCTCAAATTGTAGGACAATACTCACAGAATCATCAATAAACAGATCATTTAATTTGTTCAGAGCGTCCTGTATCTGTACATTTGCTGAGGAGGTTCCATTCAGTTCTATGGTTTCGTAAATAGCAGGTACAGAAGAAGCAGCAGACAACTTTTTGTAAAAATTGCTGTCTAGATTGGAGACATCGTAATTGTATCCTGCCATGTATCCCATAACTTCTCCCTTAGAACACGAACTTCACATTATTTATTGTGAGTTTGTTTGCCTTGAATTGAGATCCTGTGGCAGTAGACAAGTAATATCCGAATTTGTATGTTGGGTCTGTTCCAGAAAGATATACTTCAGCAGCCACTGTAGCGTGGAAAGGTATTTTCATTGAACGAACATCACCCTTAATATAATGGGGGATGGTGATAGTATCCAAAACCGTCAAACCACTACTTCCGCTATATCCTACAAGATTAACATTCACAGTTCCGTCTATGGAACCAGTGGTTGATTCTATCTCTAGAGTTCCGTGTAGGTGAATAATGCCTTTTCTTCCAGTTATGACCCCAAAACTACTACCTAAAGATACTGTTTTTGATACTGGTCTTGGCGAGCCGTTGGTGTGTGTAAGGGCAGGGTTGGGGTCACTAATCACAATGTTGGAACCAGAAATTGATTCCACTGTCACATTGGTTCCGCTTCCGTTGTATTTTAGATAACCTGTAGATATATTGGTTGGAGCAGTAAAATCTACACTATTGACTATTTTGTTCTGTACAAATTTCCATGTTGCTCCGTCGTATCTGAGAAGATCACCTGCTGCTGCGGTTGCTCCTTTGTCCACATTAGTCAGGCTTTCCACATTCACATCCAACAGAGCAAATTCTGATTCTGCTTTGGCACGAATGATCCAGTTAGCAACAGAATACGGAGGCATGTTATTGTGTGGAGAATTGCCCCCGACAGTATCTGTTTTCGTGGATGGAGCAATGAACCCATCATTGGGTTTTGTTCCACCCGCACCATCATAGTCAAAATTGGGAGCACCAACACGCTCATCGCTGCCCCACCAAAAATCCACACCTGAATTAGTTCCAACGGCTGGCTTGTGGCTGTGGGAGGGCATTTCGTTGACCGCAAGTTGGTGCTTTTCTGATCCACCAAGTTCACCGATAAATCTTGGAGTGAGTTGATCTCCGTTTCCTGCTCCCACAAGAGTTCTTCCACGGAAATCTGGTAGTTTGAATCTGCCGTCCAAAACAGGACCGTATATCGAGCCTATTAATCGGTACAGTTCTGGATAGGTGTCTACACTCACATAAGAACCATCACACAGTAGCCAGTTTTTAGGAACAGAGGTGGTGCTGCCAATGAATGGAGAAACTGTTCCCACAGGTTGTATGGCAGAAATATTAACATATCCACGGTAAGAAAGTCCGTTTACTATACCCGGTATTCCAAGAACTAAGTAACTTTGTCCAGATAATTTTTGAACTACTGGAATTCTTGTTGTTCCGAGAGCAACAGGAGGAGAGGGCTGAACCTCTCCGTCATTGGACGGACTAAGAAACAAAACATCTCCCACAGACGAACCATCAAATCCTTTGGGATTTATCCCTATCACTCCTTGAGTGACCACAGTTATAGAGCCTGCGGAGGGAACGGCGGTCACTACACCAAGCACAGAAGAAGTTGCTCGATTTGAGGCATTTGCTCGTACCAAAGTACCATTATTATAAGCAACAACATCTCCAACAGAAAAATTCGAACCTGATACGGTTATTTCAATTTTATTTGTTGGTTTGAGGTAGACTTCGAACGGGTTGTTACCGTATATTCTTGTGGTAGTCATGGGTTTCTCCTATCAGGCCATTCCAAGTAGACGGGACTGGACAGATCCAGAGAAACCCGATGCGTCAAGGCTGTATAAAGTTTCAAAATATCTATGGTATGTGGTAGAACTTGGATTCGTTTTTCGGAATACAGAAATGTAGTTCTTACGAAGACTCTGATAATCTCCGGTGGTTCCTCCACAAATTCCTCGATTCAAAATATCCACGGCTTCGACCACTCTTGGTGTTTCTGCCAAACTCACAGGCAAGTTTACGGCAGCAAACAGATCTGGTCCTGAAGTTCCCGTATTGAGAGGGAAATATCCTCCATGAGCCACAACCACATTTTGGAAGTAGCGATCACATTCTCCTTTTTCTTCCGCATATGACTTTTTCACATACGGCTTTACAGACATTCCTTTGCTCAATTGCCAGCCTGTAGTAGAAATAGTTCTAGCAGAAGAAGTCATGTCTGTTCCAAACTCAATGAAAGGGGCAACAAACGAATCTTTGTATCCTGTTGTGCCGAGGCTCAGAGATTCACTAGAGAACGGGAAATTATATCTTCTATACGATTGGTCTAACTTTTTGTAGTAACTAGTTCCCCCACTGACACCAGTCCCTGTTGCGAGAGTCAGGTGGTGGCTTTCTATTTTCGCATAAGTGCTTCCACCATTCCAAACATATGCTACACCAACAGTAATCCCCGCAGAGAAACCCGCATCATTGCTACATTTCGCATAGAAAGAGAAGTTGAAATCGTGATTTCCTAGAGTATGGTAGTTCGGAACAACAGAATACAGCCTTACTGCTTTTGATGTACCATCGGGACCAACAACGACTAGTTCATTTTCTGGAGGATTGGTAGAATCTTCTAATACTGTATCGAAAGGATTTACTTGTCGTCTGTTCACTACTATTTTTTTCTCTCTAGTGCCACTGGCGTCTATGAAGAATCCGTCTACGATGTATCCCGCCCGTATGCCCGCAGCCGTGTAGGTGACTCCGAATGGATACACCGAGTACGAAGTTTCTCCGAAAGTCACTCCTGAATAAGTAGACCCTTCAGAACCCGCATAGGTCTTTCCCATTGTGTCCAATCTTGTCCACAGGTCGAAACCAGAGTTTACGATTTTGTTCCTGCCACCCACATCTCCGAGAATATCGAAGTTTGTGAGTTCTTGGGTGTTTGGTTCGTAGAAAACAGGTTCAGCACTAAATCCAGTAACTGCCTGAGTTATGCCAGAACCTTGGTATGGTTGGTACATTCCCAATCTTTTGCCACTAGAGTCTAATCCAAGGTAAATGAACAGTGGTTTTGCCACTGTTGCGTCCTCCTCGTAGAACTCCTCGCTGCTGAAATTGTTTCCACTGGCATATGTTATGCCTCCATCTTTGTGGAGATACATTACATAACCAGCAGTAAGACCAGAAAGAGCGGCATAGCCTGTGGCAGCATTCGTTTGGGGTATCTCAAACACACCATTGCGAACTATAACTGCCCATTGTTTTTCGGTGGCTGTTATTCCTATGCTTCCACAAATGCCCAAAGCGGCATTATCAAAACTACCATAGAGCGTAGCACCAGAAGTGTAGAACGGAGATCCACCTGTTATTGTTCCTGCTGTAATTCCACTAGGGAAATCATCAATGATTACTTTTATTCCGCTGAGTCCCGTTGTCGGTGGCTCCTCCCACACATATCCAGAAATACTCTGACCATTTCCATTTTGTATACGAACCGCCTCGTTTAATGTGTAAGAAGTCCCTAGACCACCTGTAACAGGAACCTGTAAGATATAGTCGGATGTGGTCTTTTCTAGGATTCCTATCACTTCAGCATTTTTGTAACCTGTAGACGGTTCTGCGTCCCATTGTCCACGAATGTATTGTCCGTTGTCATTGAAAACAAGGGCTGTTCCTGATCTATACAGGGAAAGTGCTTCCGCAAACAGTCCGCTATTGGCGGTAGTGCCAAACTCCACTATATCTCTGTTTTGCCAACCGTAATGAAGAACTCCACCAGCACCAACAGCGGGAACAGCAAAAGCAGCAGGGTATGTTCGGAAAGAACCCTGTCCGCCAGTTCCTGTGGAAAGCGTGCCCACTTTCACTTCACCGTTAGAGAACAACTCTAGGGTATTAACATCTGATATTCCTTCTCGCCCGATCTGTAGGGAACCCGCTGCCGCACCTGTAACGGATTGGAAAATCTTCCAGCCTGTCTGTACAGTTGCGGTGTCCTGTGCCTTTGTCCGAAGAGAAATGCTTGGTGCACTTCCACTAGTTCCTACAAAATTGAACTGACCTGTGGGAGAAATATACGACTTGTCTGTTTGGATATGGTCAGAGAAGCGGAAAGCGTAGTAGTCTCCTGTGCCTTCGCTGTTGAAGTACACCATGAACTTGTCGCCCGATGCTCCCTTGATCACGAGTCCAGATCCTGAACCTCCTGCCAATCCAAAATTAGAGGTCAGACCCGATGTAGCACCAGGATCGTCGGTATTTCCTGCCGAGGCTATAAAGATCAGGCGATCGTCCAGATGAAACTGAGAAGAGTTCACTACAACCTTGGAGCCATCAAAGAAGATGTCGCCAGAGAATCGGTGATCTCCGGCTATGGTGTATGGAAGTGAGTTTGTCGCAGAAACGCTACGAAGCCTCCATACACCGTCTCCCCGACTTCCTGTAGCGGCGACGGCAACCAAATCATTCGCAGACACATAGGCGGTTCCGCCATTTTCTGTAAATGCCGTGGAGGGTTGAAGAGAAGCAAAATCTACCCGAACCCCCTGAGTCATGCCCTCAAAATTTGCGCTGGTTCCTGCTTCTCCGTCCACAAAACCACTTGCTGAAGACGATAACGCAATAAGATTCAATCCGTATCCAAAAGTTCCACCAGTAACGGGCAAGTTTAGGCGAATATTTTCCACACCACCTTCTCTGGAATGAACAATACCACCCCTCGCCTGGAGGTCGTATATCCTTATCTGGTTTACAACAGTGATGGTTTCATTTACTCTGCCGTACAGAGTGGCAAAAGTATCACTGAGTGATACGGTAGAGATTGGAGAATGTAATGGTGAACTCATTTGCCGTCTCCGATACTATCTGTTGTTGTTCGTAGTTTTGCTATTTCCTGTGCCATTTCTGCTACGCATTTTTCTAGAGTATCTATGCGTTTTTCTAAATCTTTTTTCTGGTTCTTCTCTTGTAAAAACTGGGAATACATGGCCCGATCGCCTCTCACATAGATTCTGTCTGGTTCTATTCTCATTATCTCACCGCCGAAATTACGCTTAGATTTCTGATCCTTGGAGTATTGGGAGAGTCTTCTTCCGAATCCAACACTATTATTTTGACAGAGAACGAAACAATGTTCTTTTGGTTTGCTGTTCCGTCATATTCATAAGAAAACTCTCTAAATTGTTGTCTAGCAGTGTTCTCTTGTCCAGAAATTTTAGACATCTCGATATAGGGTTGATTGTCAAAATCTGTATCACCTTCAAACAATACTTTTGCGTACACTGAAACTGATAGATTTCCTGGAAGTTTTGCTTCAAATGTGGCTTTTATTATATTTGCTCCTAAATCCACATCTGTTCTTCTGGTAATATATTTCATGGCAGACCCACCAGATCCAGCAAAGTTTTTTGTTTCTTGGGCTGTTGAAAATCCAGTAATACGGGATATTCTATTTTTGACATACAACACACCGAGTTTTCTCATGTCCACTATGGGAGATATATCTTCTCTTTGTGTAGAAACTCTCACCTGTAGTGTATTTCTTGACCCAATTTCTCCTGACAAAACCGTATCTGTGTTTGTTTGAATTGAGCCAGCCAATCCAGTATTTGCTGATATAGAATCGTCAGGAATTCCTTTATTTATCTGATTTGTTCCAGTTTTTTTATTATACAAGCGTGATTCTAAACTGTAAATCACTTGTCCACTTGTTGTTACAGAATTGTTGTTTGCTAAGAACAACACATCAAACGATTCACCGTCTGATATAGTGGTATTGGGTAAAGAAGAATCCAAGTCCGATGGAGTCCAGAATTTAGAAAGACTCGTTGTTGATGATACAGTTTGGAATTGTTTTCTGCGAATAGAGAAACGAAGTGTTTTGTTTCTTTCAGGAACAGGAATTGCCGAACCACTTCCGATATAAACACCCGCACCAGAAATTGGCCTTGCCAAAACATTCGTGAGAGGAGATGCTCCACTGTCTATTCTAGAAGAACCGTTTTTGGAAAGATGTATTTTGTAATTAGAAGAATTTGTTCTTACAATCAAAGCATATTGTCCAGGAGACAGATAGACAGGAGCAAGGAAGGTGAACAGATTGTCTGTGTTTTCGGTTACTTGGGATGCGTTTAGATATACTTTAGAATTTCTCACAATATTAAATTTATCTACACCATTTTTGTAGAATTTTCTAATTTCTACAGATATGGGAGATGATGTGTCTTTTTCTGAAATGTAGAGGCTCAAATCTTTGAGTATTATTCCCTCTGGGTGCTGACTTTCATCCACAATAAATGTTTGAATCAACCCGTTGTTTATAGAAGAATTAACATATAGAGTTTTTTGATTGTCCAAGAAAACATCTGATCTTCCTATTGCTAGTTTTTCTAGATCAATAGTTTTGTCTTTTCTTCCAACCCTGTTCTTCCAATCTCCTCCCACATTTTCATATATTGCTGAAGCAAAAGACCGATTTGATACTGTGCCGTTTTCCATAACCTTAATCGCTTTGTTCCCTGAGAGGTATGATCCACCAGGAATTCTTAAGCGAAACTCCAAATATCCATTTCCGTCTGAAGACAGAGATGTCAGGGAACTGCCCGACACACTTGCTATTCTTGAAGCAGATACGGGAGATTCCATGTCATCGAAATAAACAGAAAAGGATGAATTGGGTTTGAGTCCGTATGCTCGGAGTATGACATAATCTTCAGGGCAGAAAAAGTTCAAAGAACTATCACAGTATCTACCGTTTTTTGTGTCCGTTATTGAAAAACCACCAGAACTGAGATCATTTCTTGATTGGCTGAAAAGATTTTCTTGATCTATGTTTCTACGAAATCTTGACGGAGACTGATTACTGACGGCATCTGAGAAGTTTTTTGCTGCTGCTCTGTCTTTTTCTGAATAACCAGTTTGAATAAATTTGTCACCAAACCATAGAGACTTCCAGAATCCCCATTGGGTTCCAAATCCTTTATTTCTTCCATTGGTTTGTACAGCACTCCCACCGGCATCCCATGCGTCATTTTTCCCTCGCTGATTGTTCCGAACAACAGGTTTGGTATTCTGATCTATCCATAGATTGTATGGGCGATCTATAGACAAATACCCTTGCCAATTCACGGCTCCGAAAGAATTAACAGAAACTTCTTCTGTCGCCTGAACATTGCTCACAAGAGTGACGCCAGCATTTTTTATTTCTGGTGCCATAGTATAATAATCAGAAATTTTTTCTATATTCCTGAAATCTTCCTCATTTTCCCAAGAAAGTGGGACAAACGATTGGAACTTTGTCGTGAATGGAGATCTTAATTCTCTACTTGAAAAGTCTATGGAGCAATTGTATTCGTCGTTTGCCACATCACCCACATAATGTCCACCAAAATCATCCACTATCATCCCTGTAAGGAACTCACCTTGACCGTTTGCTCCTTGGGATTTAATCTTGGTTTCCATGGTTTTCAGGGAAAGTGCCATTTCCAAATCACGAACACGATTTTGTAGATCGTTTGTTTCAGATAGCCCTATGCTTCTCATCGGAGTCATTCTTATGGTATAGTCTTCCGCAGAATTTGCTATTCCTGGAATTGACACCTCTGCTAGCACAAGTCCGTTTGTTGGATATTCACTAGGAACAGGATCTTCTGAAGGAACTCCAGGAATTATCCCACAAGTTCCGTCTTGTTGTACCACCAAAAGATCAGTTCTCGGCATCTTAAACACATAGGCTGCCTCTATAGCCGCAGATGCGTCGGGAGATGGGAAATATCGTCCACGGAGTATGGATGATTTGTTCAAGCCATTTTCGATATATCCTTCTTCTGTTCTAAACATACGATAATCGATACAATCGGAAAGAGATAGAACCTCTCCACTTGCTTTGTCTAAAAAGTTTGGTATTTGGTTATATCCCAAAGTTATTTGGTTTCCATTTAGGTCTAACCCGTGGAATCCAGGTATTGAGTCGCCTTTTTGGTCAAATCCATAAGAGTTTACGGTGATAGGACCATAGAAACCAGGAGCAATAGGTTGATGCTCAAAATATCTGAACACAACATTGATTTCTACTGTTTGTGTGTCTGGTGCTTTTTTAGATGGATCTAGGGTTATACTTCCATGATCGTATCTGTCGTTCTTCTGCCCATTATCGAATATGAAATCGTCCAGAGAGTAATCAGTAAATCCACTTATAGTCACAGATCTGACTTCATACACATCAGAAAACCCTAAACTTATTGTAGGATTTGTGCTGAGATCTTGGGTGTACACACCACGAACTTCTCTGAGTATTTTCTTTCTGTGTGGTTCCGGATCTAATCCCACTACAGTTGATTTTTCGGGGAACCTAACTTTGGCAATCAGATATGCTTTTCCTGCTGTTGGGTATGTGTTCGGTCCAGAAGAGGGCAACTTAAGAACTGCTTGATTTTGCCCTACCATTTCAATATACGGAGTGGTTCCGGTTTGGTTTAGTGGTATGTTTTTGCCGTTTATTACTACAGTGAATAAAGAGGGGTTTCCGATGTCACTAGAATTATCGTTGAATACACCACCAGGAACATCCATTGTGAAATTTACGGAATTTCCGATGATGTCTCCTACAAAATCACGAGTTATCATATAATCGTTGTCTGTCACATTTGTGATGTTGTTTCCCCGAGGAATTTTGTATACCAATCTTCTTTTTCCGTTTGGCACAGTGTCAGAACAAGTAAGAATACGGTTGCTGTAGATGGAGAATACCGTCTGCCCTTCTAGGGAGATAGTACATGCTTCCGCAAACAAACTATCACTTGATATGCTCGCAACATATGACTGTAATTCATTATAGTATAGTCTATACGAATTATTGTCTTCTTTGGAAATGTCTAAAACAGTCAAGCAACCAATTTTTATCCCATCACAGTTTACTATTTCTAGGCGAATGGCCTCATCAGAAAACAGTTTTTGGATTTTTCCACTGCCAAAATAATTGGTATTGACTGCGGAATAATTATCACCAGAAACTCCGCCAAACAGAGGAGATTCTGTCGTTGCTCTCACTAGAATAGCATCAGAAAGACATTGCTCATCGAATCTTTCGTTATATAATCTGCGTTCGTTGGAGATTTTTGGAATTGGTATTTTTTGTGGTTCTACTATTTGAATATTTACAGAATTACTCACAACTTCCAAATCCCCCACAATAAGACTAGAAGTCACTCCTGCGGAAGATACCACATCTCCGATATTTGTTTGTACTATGTCTATAACTGGACTTCTTATTAAGATATCAGGATCATTACAATCATTAAAACCATCAGACCCTAAGCCTATTTTATTTTCTATATCGATTTGTACAGTATTTCCACCATAACATCCTATTAGTTCGACAAATAATTCATCTGGTGCTACTTTATCTTCGTCTACCCCACCGCCGCCACCACCGCCGCCACCGCCGCCACCGCCGCCACCACCGCCGCCACCGCCGCCGCCATTCGAATCATCGGGTAATGTTCGTAGAGAAGGCAGTATTTGTAGCCTATCACCGCCCGGAGCGGCGTAATTATAATATCCAGCAGAAGGATCATACAGAGTCGGGTCTTGTTCGGTTGTAACAAATTTTGTGGTCAGAACTAAACCAACTTTATGAGATTGTTCTCCTGGCGTAAAATCTCTGTAAAAAACCTTTCCTCCAGGAACAAGAATTTTATTAGACAATCCCAAATAAATTGGTTCATCACTGACCACAAAATATCCATCTTTGTAGAAAATTCCACTGCCAAGACTCGCTAGCAGGGCATCACCGTAGTGAGAAATTCCCCCATAAAATTCTAAACGGAATTGTACTGTCGTTTGTTCCAGTGTTGTTTCATCGATGACTATTCCTGTTATGGTGCTCCCCTCCGAAGTAGAAACAGCATCACTCAAAGAAACTCCAGAGTTCTCTGTAAAGAAAATAACATCCAAATCCTCGTAAGATCGCTCTTCCACGCTAAGAACTTTTAATCTAGCGACTGTGGAACCAGTTCCAAATACTACACTTTTCCCCTTCAAGAAATCAGGACTTACTACTTGCCCCCCGCTCAAGACTTCATCAAATTTCAAAAACTTAACATTTGCTATCTGTACTTCTCCACCAGATACTATGGGAGAAGTCAACACTTTGTCGCCAAGTGCTGCTATTTGATTTTGTAAAATACTCTGTATTTGGGTAAGTTCACGAGCCTGAACTGCCCGACCAGGACGGAAAAGAATCTTAGAATAGTTCTTTTTGGGGTCGAAGTCATCGAAGTATGGGGGATTATTGATTATTCCTAATTGCTCTGCCATCGATTACCTCAAATCTTGATTAGGACGGAAACCCGTTCGGTCTGTACCCGGTCTCTAGTCTTGGGTTCCGTATTTTCTATGTATACAAGTTCGCCTGAGAAAGGCTCGAATGCCGGAGGATCTACACTGACTATTTGGAAGGTAGTAGAAGAAGTGGCGTCTGGTTTCGATATTTCCAATTGCTTGCCTATTACGGAAGAACTTGTAATGTGATCCACCCCCACCACCGAAGTGAGTTCAATGCTGTACTTCTCTCCTGCCGACAGGCTAGGTTTTACAGAGAAGATTCTGGCAGAGAACTTGGTTTTGTCTACCCCTGTCACCCCATTAAGATAAGCATACCCGTGTTGATAATCTTTTGAGTTTACACTCGCACCAGTCACCCCAACCGTTGTGGTGAGTTTATACACCTGATTGGTGGCGTTCGCCGTCAAGTATGGAGTCGAAGAAAGAACATAACCGATGTTTGGAACAAGTCGAACAAATTGAGATCCTGCTCCAGTATGAGAATATAGAGAAATCCGCTCTCCGGTGACATCACCAAAAGTTGCCTGTAGATTTCCATTCAAGTTTTTTACAAGTAGAATCAAATCGTCCCCACTAAATCGCAATTTTCTTATCTCTCCAACCGATTTAGAAGATTCTCCGAAAATATAGTTTCCTTCGGTCAAGACCGGAGACATTCCTGTTAGCCCATCAGAACGGACAAATACTTCATGGAATCGGGGATTTTCAGTTCCTGCCAAGAGGTTGCTGTTCCACAGCCTTGGGTTTTTCAGAATCCCTATCTGACGGAACTCTCCGTCAGCCAAACGCAGGGTTTCCGCAGTTTCTCCACCATTAATGTCCACACATATCTGAACATAGGTGGGGTTTAGTTCCGCCACCGCATTTCCACCATGACCAAACCAAGGCGATATGTTTGCGTGTGCCTGAAAGTCGGAAAGAGTGCCTGCTGGATCTGGACCACTCACACCAGCGGTGGTGTAATTCCTGCCGTTGTTTGTCACCACATACTTCCATATGCCAAACGGAGATCCCTTCTCTGTTAGTTTCAAATACCCTGCGGCTCCGGTTCCGTCCCCTATGATGTCCACGGTGGGTGCTATTTGGTATTCATTTCCTATTACTACTGCGTTTTGTAGTGGTTCAGAAAACTTCACTATTTTAAAACTGTTATCATAACTTGTTATTTTTCTATATGTTCCCGCAGCAGGTCCACTGGTAAGCAGTATTGTATATCCGTTATATGCGTTGCCGCTGTCTGCTAGAGTAGGTCCACTAATCCAAATTCCGGTAGCCCCCACACTTGAGTTCTGTGCTACCACATAATCTGTTTTGGCCTTTGAGGTTCCGTATGTGTCTCGGGCAGATGAAACCGATATGCTTAGTGCTGTTCCTGAAAGACCCGCTTCAGGAGAAATGAAAACACTATCCACAGTACCAGGAACAGCATTCTGTTCCACATCGTACTGTAGTATTCTTTCGTTATAGGCATAGTTTCCACCGGGTCTGGATACGGGGATGTAGTTTGTCTCTTCCGTGAATGCGGTCACCAACCGAAGGTCAAAATCGGGAACCGTATACATGTATTTCCAAGAGTAACCGTCAGAATACGACACAATCTCATCGGTATTCTTGTGTGTGGGTTTTACTGTGGATGGAGGGACTGCGGTACTAGAGGACAGACTGTCAGCATTTGTTCCGTTCTCGATACACTTGTAGACATTGCCTTCGTCGGTATACACATAGAATGGATAGCCCTCTTGAAAAATCACAGTATTGGAAGAGTACTTGCCGTACTGTCCAGCAAATCGCCAAGAGAACAGGGGAAGCATCAGACGAACATCATTTACACCCACACGCTTGGCAAAAAACGCATTCCGATAGTTTTCATTGAAACCTACCACCGTATCTGTGGGATACGGAACCGTTTCTCCTCCTATCAACACACCATCTTCAGCATTCCACGGAAAACTGTGACCAAGAATAACAAAATAAGACTCATCTGGGTCAGACAACCGCTCGTAGAGGGAAGTTGCTATTCCCCTCCTTATGACTTCCCGTGTGGATTCTTCCAGTGCTTGTATGCTTATTGCCATCCTATTACCCTCTTTGTTGTTATTATTTAGGCAGAATCAACCACAGTAATATCATCGGCGGTGTCTACCACTACTTTTCCAGATGATGCTGATACGGCATAAGAATATTTTTCATAAGGTATTGTTTTTAGTGTATTTTTAGTTTCTTCTTGCCTTGTCTTTCCAAGATTAAAATTATAAATTTGAACTCTGGGTATTGGAGTTTTGGTTGTTATTGCCATAGCCAATGATGGTGGTCCAATAAATGGTGGCCCAACTGTTTGTGGACTCCACCCAGTGCCTGCGGCATTGACCTCTTTGCGTACCAATCTTAACATTACGCCCACATCCACATTGGCAAAGCAAACTCCTGCCGGCGCATCAGCACTCATCCCACGGGTGTTTATATGAGAGAATCCACGCCAATAGGTCAAGCCTTCTCCCTGTAGTCCTGTTTGTCCTGGTCCGTAAGCAAGGGTGCTGCCACCAAAGTTGAGATAGCCCAAAACGGCAGTATTTGCTGTATAGCCTGTGGGAGCGGTATTGGGATTGACCTTTCCTATAGGCCAATACGAAAAGGAGTTTCCGTGGGCAAAACAGTTTCCAGGATTGTATCCCGAGAAGTATAGATCTCCCAAGTCACCTGTTGTTGCCGGAGAATAGAATGCGTATGCTCCGAGTGATGTGTTTTCGTATGCCATAGCCCGTGTCAAATATCTTGTCGCCACAGGAATCTGAATATTGTCGTACAGGCTGTTGAAAAGGACAAATCCCGAGGGGTGAACGATTCGCTTTATAGCATCAACATACTCTTCAAGGGATCGTTTGGACTTAACATCATAGGAGTACTGTTGGTAGTAAAAACTGTCTTGAACCCGTGAGATTCCCCCTAAAACATTCTTGTAACTTTTGTAATTGGGTAATATTTCCGTGTACACCCCTGTGGTCAATTCTAAAGAAGCACCTGTTCCAGATATGCTAGTCACAGAAACTCCAGTAAGACCACGGTAGTCAACAGGATGGGAGAACAGATCTATTTCCTGTATACCTCCGTACTTGTTCGTTAAAGACACCACTCCACGGATGTGTTCACCCGTAATTGATCCCACAAGAACAGAGTCTCCGGTCATATATTCCGATCCTCTGGCTGTTATTTTTAGGGAACTCACGCAGGTCTTGAGGTAGTGGGGATATTCTATACCCCCTTGAGATATGTAAACTGGAGCCAAGTCCGATTCGTAAAACTCACCAGAAATACGGCTTAGTACTAACACCAAGTACTCTTTCCCGTTTCTTTGTATTTCGTATGCGTCTTCTACCACGCCTGTACCTAGCCGTGATCCTGTATCCGTAATGTACTCTCTTTGTATAATTTCAGAGCCACGAAGTTCGGCTATTTTTAAACCAGAAGACAGATGTGAGTAGTCTTTCAACAGATACATGAACCTGTAATCATTGTATTCCGCAGCCGAAAGATGAAACATCTTTTCTCGTGGGTATTCCACAATAATATCTGAATCAGTTATGATTTTGAACAGCAGTTGTAGGGATTTTTCCCCACCCTTTAGTTTGTAAAACTCACGGATATTTTTCATCAGTATCCGTGGCTCTAAGGTTTTTCCATTATGAACTGCCAGATTTTTGGGAAACTCACGGAGGAAAGAACTCTTGAAATGCTCCAAGAACTTTTCTGATGTGGAATCCACATCAAAATACTGCTGACTGTTTTGTAGAAACTCCATAGGGTTTCCGTATTCGTCCAGCCACTCGTAATACGCTTCAAGAAACTCCACAAGCAAAGGATATTCTTCAAGGATAAATTGAGGAATCCTTTGTTTAATTATCTTGGCTAGTCCGCTTTTTCTTTTTGGTCGCTTTTCCATCAGATGGTTCTCACCGGATTACAGCCTGCCTATAGTAGGTAGTGTTATGGGTATGGAATTAGGAAGTGGTGGGGTTCTTGGCAGGTTTGGTGCGAAGAACGGAGACGGGCTACGAAGAGTAGTTCCCACAGACACCACAACTGGACCTTCAGGGAATACTCCAGTTCCAACCATTATATCATTAAAATCACGAATACCAGACCTTATCGACCGCTCTGTTTCTTCTTTAGTCACGGCTTTGGTCAGAATATTTTCAGATGCTGTGGTGATTATCTTGTTTTTGGAAACAAATACATCGTCGGATGCTGGTTGAATCCGTATTTTGATATGGGGATAGTCTCCGTAATTTTCAGGCTTGAATGCGTACAGAACCACAGATCCAGAAAGGTAATCCACAGTTCCCGCTTCATCCACAATGGTTTCTTCGGCAGAACCGGAGCCAGATACAATAGACAATTTTCCGTATCCGTCGTCACGAATATAGCATACTCGTGTTGCTCCTACAGAGTCACGATAGCCAAAAGAAGTGCTCCGTATCGAGTTTAGGTGTCCATCGTACGGATGGAAAATCTGATTCTGGAAATACAAGGTTATGAGAGTTGGGTATACTGTGCTTGGAGTGATCCGCTGTTCCACTGTTGTCTTTATTCGTGTTCCAAGTATGGAGTCGTCTAGATCGTCCAAGATTTTATTCAACTTGGAAAGATACAGAGGAGCATCAAATTTTTCCAGAGAACTGTCAAAGTATGATAGAATTGTGTCCTTTTGTATGGAAGCCAGTTCGTTTCTGGACAGATTTGTTTTTACTGGATTGTAAGTGGTATTTACATTCAAAACCACATACAGGTATTCAGGATCTATCACTTCAGGAATAATGCCCGCTACAGATTTTGTTTTCATAGCAGACAAGATAACTTCTTTGTCTGATGCGGGAAGCACAAGACCACCATTGGGCTTGACCGATATGAACACTTTTCCGTATTGTGGCGGATCGTTGTCCTCTCCACCCCAAGCCTTTACTGTTTCTGTTTGTGGATACAGTTGTAGGACCATGCTTTCGTAATCTGCCGCCGTGACCGCACGATTTTGGGCAGAGAAAGCCTTTGGAGCATTTTTCCTGATGTCCGTAACATCTTCTTCGTTGCTGCCACCTATGGCAGAAGTAGTTGTACTAATTGAGGAACCAAAACCGTTTCCGCTAAATGACGAGAAAAAGTTTCCGTCTTCTCCTGATGACTGTAGGTATTCGATGTAGATGATGTTTCCGTTAGAAAGGGCTTCTCCGATCACACCATCTCCGAAATACACTTCATATTGTCCGTCATATGCCCCTTGAACAAAAAAGACCCGCTCATTGGGACCAAGAACAGAAAAGTCAGAGGCTCTGTACCACACCTGAGTATCGTCTTCGGCTGCTGATGCGGACTGTCGTACAGAAACCCGTATTGTGGAAATGTCGGCATCTGGAGGGACAAGAAACTTGTTCTCCCGTGCCCGTGCGTCATACACATACGTCTGCGTAAGAAGGACTCCTTCGTATATTTGAGCAGATTCTATGGCATTAACAGGAGCGGAAGAAGGAATATAGTCTTCAAGAAATGTGAATACTTTGTTTATTGTTTCATTGTTTTCATTTGTATAAGAACCGGTTAGAAACTCGCCTCTCCTGACTGTTCTTGTTATGCCGTCTATCCGAATGTTTGCTTTGGCGCTAGTCCGTGAACGGGGAAGATAGTTCAGTAATTTGGCATGGGAAACCACGGAGTCCCGTTTGGTGGCACTATCAATGAACATCTCGTTTCCCACCATGCTCGCATAGAATGCCGCATAATGTGTATTGTAGGCAAGAATATCAAAAAGAATATTCATGGACGAACCTTCAAAGTCATAACCATTGAACTTGCCTTTGGATTTCAGATAGTTCTTAAAATTTTGCTTTACAGCATCAAAATCTAGTTCTGTTACATCTATGAAATTTTCGTTAGCCATCAGCGTAGCCTCTCTACAGGAATGGTGAGTTCCAGTGTTTGCTGTGATTGTATCTTCTTGATCTCATAATTTATGGTTACATCATATCTATTCTCATCAAAAACGGGAACGGCTTTTACCTGAACCTTCTGTATCCTTGGTTCTAGAGTTTTGATAAGATATAATAGTTTATCTGATAATATGCTTGAAGACGGCTCGCTGATAGGCTCAAAAAGCAGTTCGTATACAGGAGAAAACAGATTGGGTTGAAACGGTTTTTCGTATCGGGCTATGCGAACCAGATTTCGTATAGCCGACTTGATCGCATCCTCGTCTATAAATGTAGAAATGTCTCCCGTAAGCGGATGCTTTCGGAAGGACAGGTCCAGATCACGATAGACAGGTTCAGTCATTTGCTCTTTCTCCGACCTTTGGTTTCGGTACTCAGCACATACTGTATGCTGTTTCGGACTTCCGCAAACTTGTTCCGTAGGTGTTCTTCTTCAACCTTGTCCGCAAAAGCCCAGCCGCACCATTCGCACAGTATACACCCTGTCTGTATTCCGTCCGTGTTTCGCACGGGCATTGCCGACACCATGAGGACATGGTTGGACTGTAGATACGACTTGAAATACGAATCTTTCAGGGAGTTTACCACTACGGGCGTTGCGTTGTCCTTTTCCAAGAGTTCCAGCATGTCCACGAACAGGGACAGCACCTGATCGGTATTCCCACGGAAAGTGGGCTGCATCCCGGGGTGGCACGATTCGTGGGTCATGGACATCTTTTTCATGCTTACCCCGTTCGCAAAACTGGACCCGTTATGGTATTGGAAAAGTTTGGTCCGACAGGAATCCGTTTCGTGGCGCAGGTCAGCCAAGTATTCGTGTATTTTTTTGTCTGCGGATATGGCTTCCTGGTGGTCATGGATGGACCCCTTTGCCAGCCGTTTGCGGACTTCGACTATAACCTTTTTCACACCTATCCAACCGAGGACAAGCCCGCCAATGGTCGTGCTGATAGCGATCCCTGTTTCTAGCCAATACTTGATGTCTATCATCTGGATGTTCCATACCTTCCCCCAAGATCACCGTGTCCGTCTGTTCGGACATTCTGCGAAAATAATCCGTCCACGGGGTTTCCATTAATGGTGAATCCTGATCCCTGATTGGCACTTAAAACCACAGTGCCGTTTGCTGTACGAGCCAAAGTTCCGGATACTAAAACAGGACTCCCGTTGGCTGTGACCCTATCCGATGCCACGCCCGTCAGGGGTGCCCGTCGCCCGACACCCTCTGAGTCTGTATAGGTATAGAAATCACCAGATTTTGATACTGGTTGTGCCATATACGCCCGTCCTCCGATTTTATGTATCTTTGAGAAACAGGCTTTCCGTGGTTATTCTTGGGGTGGAACGGGTTCTTCTGGAAAATTTACCTCTGGTGGGGGAATGAACTTGGTTCCGTCAAAGGTCCAGTTTTGTCCCACATTTGTATCGTTAAACCAGATGGCAGTACAACCACTGGGACAGATATAGTCCTCGTTTCCAATAGAATCCAAAAGGGAGAATACTTTCATGTTTGATAGTTCTACAACTGCGATATACATGGGATCACCACCAAGTTAAGATTACATATCCGTTTCCGCCAGTTCCACCAGGACCACTAGCATAGTTGGCGGTGACTCCTGCTCCAGCGTTTATGACAATCATGTTTCCGCCACCACCCCCACCACCGCCGCCGCCTCCACCTTCTCCGCCACGACCTGCTGTGAATCCATAGTAAGTGGCTTCGGTGGCATCTGCTGTGTCTACTCTTCCACCCCATCCCCCTCCACCACCACCGCCTCCGTATGCGGAAGTAGAGCCATTTCCACCATTATAAACCCCCGCACCGCTGAGTCCGGGTATTCCACCATTAATATTTGTTGTTGGGTGTGGTAAAGTAATCCAATAGTTTGCGCTTCCACCAGTTCCGCCTGCGGCCCGGGCAGTTCCTGTTACAGTGGACGCCGCACCACCACCGCCACCCCCACCGCCCCACTTGGAGTTGCCCGCAGCGGTTGCGGGTGTTGTGGCACGGGCACCTTGGCCTCCAAGTCCGTTTATTTTTCCCAAGAAAGAATGGGTGAAAGCCCGACGAACAATGGTTGTGGTTGTGGCATAGGGACTCACACCGCCTTCTCCACCAGGAAACTCTACTATTACTCCACCACCAGACGCACGATATACTGTGGTATTTCCCCCGTCTACTCCAGGATTTCCTGTAAGGTTTCCTGAAACATTTTGTGAGGCTCCACCAAGACCACCAGCACCCACAGTCACTCCAACCGTGGAAACTCCGGCGGTTATTCCCGCATCTTCCAATCGTAACACCACACGTTCGCCCTGTCCCCCCTGACCCCCACCACCAGCACCGGCAGCATTTCCACTCAAACGAACGGCTCCACCCGCTCCCCCTCCGCCCCCACCACACCCAACGATTTCAAGAAGAACCGCTCCGCCCGGAACAGGGATGGATGCGTTGGAAGAGTCGTATCGTGTAGACGATATAGAGTTTCCGCTTGTGAAAGGGGACAAGAGTGCTGCGGTACTACCAGATATTCCCACATAGAACCGCTGGTCGGCACTATTGGCCGCAATTTCTCCCAGGCTCAGACCTGAAGGCACGGCTCCGGTAGTAATGGAGTTGTATATGATTATTGTGTCTTCTCTAGGCATTCACCACCACCTCAGTATTACATAACCGCTGCCGCCTCGACCGC